ATTCATTCCACCTTTGATCATCAAGTCAGCACGGCTAGAGATAGAATAGTGAACGTGAGCTTCTGCACCACCTACGTAGTTGTAGAATTCACGGAAACCTGCATTAGTAATGATGTCAGAGAATCTCTCACCATACTCACCACGTGCAGAACCTTTACGGAATACTTTAGTACCGTTAGCCAAATACTTGTTGTCAATGTATTTGTAGTTATCATTGTTTACCAACTGAACAGTATAGATAAAACCATCACCTAAAGGAAGGATATCTTCTTGTGTGATGTACATCTCAACACCATTGTATTTGTCATAAGTGATGATATCACCATGTCCAAATTCTCTTTTGTTAAGTTTGATACGGAATGTAGTACCATCAACACCTTTAAAGTCATTGTCTGGTTCAACATCTTCAATGATGTAAGGAAGGTCAATAGAAACCGGAGTTTGCCATCTGTATTCCCCACGTGCGTTATCTACCATGATAACATTTTTACCACCAAATGAAGACATTTGATAAAGTGGCATTTCAACTTTTTGAGCCATAGCCCATAGGTCAACTGGGCCTAAGTCCATAGGCTCAGCATCTTTCAGCATGTTCACCAAGTGGTAAGAATCCACATGGGAACTTGCGTTGTAAGCGGTATCCCTAAGGAATATACCATTGTTCATTACTGGAGTTGCCATTGTATATATTAATTTAAATTGTTACTAATTAAAATCTCTTGAACATGGAAGACCCATTGTTTCTAGAGAGTGTTCTTTGAGGTTTGCTAGATCTTTTTTCTTCTGGCTCAGGTGCTACTGATGAAGTAATTTTTCTAGATTCCTCTGTTTTCAATTGTCTTACTGTTTTTTCAACAGCTTGTTTTGATCCTTGTTCTTTCACTTTAGTTTTATATCCATCTGGATCTGCAAGTAACCAAAGTGCTTCTGCAATAAGATCATGTCTTGGTTCAACAAACTGATACTTTTCTAATAAGTGTCCAAGCATGTTAGTTTGTTTACCAGAAATTGATGGGAAATTTGGTTGAACTAAACCTGAATATAACATACTTTGTGTTTTTCTATCCATTTTAATTCCAGCTAAATCACCTTTCTCAAGAGTCTTATATACATTATCTGTATATGCTTTTGCTTGTTTAGCTTGTTGTTCTTTTTTATGTTCTTGCTCTGCAAGTTTTCTAGCTACAACTTCTTCTTGCATTCTATCTAACTTTGGTTTAAATTGGTTAGCCTTAGCTTGCAATCTACCCATGTCATAATATTCTTCAATTTCTGCTTCAATTTCTTCTGCAGTACCGAAGTTAGTAGCATATAAATATTGTCTAGCAATTTCTGCTTGGTGTGTTTCAATTGTAGGATCTAGATCGTACATCTCTTCTACTTGAGCAAGTGTTCTAAAGAGACCTTTAAGATCTTGTCCTCCATCTGCTACATACTTTGCAGCAATCTGAAGTTCTTCCGGAAGAGCTTTAAAAAATTCTTTTGGAACTTCTTCTTTTACCTTAGACTCTCTCTCTTGGAAGTTAGCTTCAAATAACTCACGGAAATCTTTAGTAGTATATTCTTCTAATGGTTTATCATCATCAAAAGGAATAAGAGTACCTTCCTCAATCATTTTAACAGCTAACTCAGCAAGACCAGACTTATCTACTTTAGGTCTACCCTTGTTTCCGGCATCCTCTTCTTGAGTGATCATATCATCAAGCTGAGCAATTACCTCATCAACTTCTTCTTTCTGTGCTGGTTCATTATTTGAATCAGCTTTGTCAATGAACGTCAAATCAACATTTTCTTTAGAAAACATTGTTTTTGGTTTCTCAGTTTCTTTGGCTTCTTCTGGTAACATTACATTATCTGCACCAGGCATTCCAAATAACTGATCTATATCAACATCTACCTGACCTACCGATGTAGTGTCCTGTACCTGAATCTCTTCAGGATTTTTGTTGGTTTCTTCCATGTTTGTTGGTTTTGTTTATAATTTAATATACTAATTAAACTTCACATATTTAAAATCCTAAAACTATTTTTATGGACTATATAGCTAAGAAGCATTATTTATTTTTATCAAATCTGTTTTTATTCTCTTGAGCTATCTGTAATTGCTTGTCTGCAATCTCTCTTTGAACCTGTAATCTTTCTCTTTCAATCTGAGACTTGTCTGATTCAATAGACATTCTATTACTTTCTTTCTCTCTTTGAAGATCTGTTTGAGCTTGATATTGTTCTGTTGATCTAATATCTTTCATAGCATCTAAATAATCTGACTGCATGTTTTGATTAGTATCTGTCATAGCACCCATACCAGCAGCTCTAATTTCAGCAACAAGAACATCTCTTTGTCTGTTCTTCTCATCTCTAGACTCTTCATATTCTCTCTTAAGTCTTTCTTCTTCAGCTTTTGCTTGAAGTTGTTGTTCTTGTAACTGTTGTGCTTGTTGCATCTCTTGTTGTTTCAACTGAGTTTGTTTTTGCTCAGAATCCTTAAGAACAGTATTTACTTCTGCAATTGAATCAGACTGAACAATTCTACCAAGATCATAAATAGATGCGCCAGTAGTATTATTCTGAATAGTCATTTGTTTAAGTTGTTCTAGAACAGCTCTATGGTTTGCAGTAGTACTACAGAAAATATTAAGATCTCTCATTAAAAGATCTGTACCATTAATCTCAAAGTTAACTTGCTCATCAAGAGTTGTAAGATAAGTTAATCTTGCAGATGGTTTAGTAGAATGATAGTACTGCGCTAAGTCTGTACGCATTTGGTGTACTCTTGGCATTAGATAATCACAGTGCTGAATAAAATATATTTCTGTTTGAGCATAAGATGCTGCCATTGCTTGTTCTACTCCGGTAGCAGTTGTTTGAGATAACTGTTGTCCCATTCTTTGTGGGTTAACACCAATTACTTCAAATGCTTGCATTTTAAAGTGGTTTGCAAGTTGAATCCTTGACATTAATCTTTCTGTTTGAGAAAGATCTAGTTTCTGGAAATGTTGGAAGTTTAATGCATTCTCTGTATTTGTAATAGATGTATCAAGAGGAAGCATCTGGAAATTTTTCATTGCAACATATGCTTTAGCATAGTTTCCTTTACCCCAGTCTTCACCAAGTGAGTGTTTAGGTAAAGTATTCTGATCAAGCATAATGATTGTACCTAGCTCATCAACTAAGATATCAGCAATCTGATTGTTTACAATATTGTATCCAATCTGGTATGGTTTCATTAAGTCAATAAGTGCTGTAGACTTAGTATTCCTATCTGAGAATACAGAACCTTCTACAGGAAGCTTACAACCATAAAGGGTATTGTCTCCTTTAAATTGGAACTTAAGCGGCCCCATTCTATTCTTTTCAATACCAATATAGATAGGGGAGAACCCACCAGGATTATTCATACCCCAGAATGAAGGAATGTTTGGTCCAATTTTTACACCACCCCAAACTTCATTAATCCAGATCCAATCAATATGTTCTCCAAAAAGAAGATTATCTTTTGATTTATTTTTAAAGAGTCTAGTATCATAAAGTGGTTTATCAGATACTTTATAATCTTCAGTAATAATTTCATTAGTTACTTCTCCGTTTTCAGTAATCTTAGTAAGATGTCCAACTTTACGTTGAGACTTCCAATATGCTGTTGTTACACGTAGTAAGTATGTAGTACCATTGTATATGTAGTCTTCTCCTTCTGCAAGAATTTGTTGTACAACATCACCAGTATCATATACTGTTCCTGCCATTGCAGAAGTATACTGTCTATATGAAAGTGATGGCATATTGACATTCCAGTCATGGGATTTAGTAGCATCATAATATGAACCATCATTTTGCATACCACCAATATTATATCCAGCAGATCTAATTGGATAAACAGCTTCTAATGCCTCAAGTTGATCTTCAGTCATTAAGTATCCATATCTATCAATCACATCTGATACCGTAAACATATCTGTTTTACCAACCCAGTTTGCTTGAGAAATATATCTTGCATCTGGAGACTTGTGATAGAAAGTAATTGCAGGATTCCATAATTCTACTTCATAGTCATCCTCCATCATTCTAAAATGCCAGAATTCTCTATCAGTAATTAATGAATCTCTGAATCCTCTTTCTTCAAGTTCATTCATTTTAAATCTTTCCACATCTACTTTATGCTGATGTGTAGCCCACTGTTCAATCATTGATCTATAATCCTTTTTAAAGAATTGTTCAATCTCAGGAAGGGTTTTTAATTTATCTACGCTAAGTTCTTGTTGAGCTTCTTCAGATCCAGGATCTAATCCTTGTTCAAGTAATGCTGCGGATATTTTTACTTGTGCTTGAGAAAGAAGAGTATCTTCAACCATCTTTCTTTTTTGTTCAAGCATCTCATTATATGAGTTCTCATCAACAGCTCTATATGTAAGCTTAGTTGTTCTTTTTGCAAATTCAGCTACAAGAACATTAATAACATTTGGAATAATAGGATAAAACTTAAGTTCTAATGCAGATGGTTCATCTTTTACTAATACATCTACAATATCTCTATACTCATTATTTTCTTCTACAATATAATCTGATCTGTCAATCATGCCTTTTGCAAGCTTATAATTTTTCATAAGCCTACGTGCATTTTTACGCAGTTGTTTTAGACCATTCCATTCTAGCCAGTCTAAATTCCAAGCAGCCCATTCTACATCTTTTTCCTTTCTTGGAATAAATTGAAGAGGTTGAGTAATACTACCCAATCTCTGCTGTTCTACTTTTGCTCCCTTTTTTAATTGAAGGGCGTTATATACTTGCATATCCGTTATTTAAAATTTTTAAATGGGGATCTATGTATCTTACCACCTAATGAATTACCACTTCCCATATGACGAAAAGGACTCCTATTTAATTTAAACAAATTTTCTGACTTTTGCAAGTTTTTAGAAGCGTCATCCATTATAACTCTTTTAGAATATCCCCGGTTTGCTTGTTGAATTCTCATAAATGCAACTAAGGCTGCAAATGATACAAGTCTATCCACGTTGACTCCCTCTGCGTACTCTTGCATTTCTTTAAGTAACATAGGATCTGGGATCCTTTCTATCCCGTACTTAGTTCTAACAATTGTACCATCTGTCTTAGTTTCTACATCTAACTCTTCTTTGCAATACTCAATTGTATAACTTAATAAGTGTGCCTTAAATAATGTACCTGTGTTTTTCCAACCATACTCCTGGAATACGTTAGCATTTGCACCCAAGTCTTTTAAGAACATAATCTGACTCTTAGGTACTAAATACCTTTGTTTCTTTCTTGATATCATATACTGGATAAATAATGAGATGTTATTCTCAATCACTGTCCAAGCATTGTACCATTCTATAATTAATTCTAGTCTCTGGTGAGTTTTATTAATATCATCAAATCTACCACACCAAGCAGCTACAATCTTGTCTGGTTCTATGTATGTTTCTGTTTCTCCCATAGTTACTTTAGTAACTTCTACAGGAGCTTTCATAATATAAATAGAACAGAGTGATTCTGATGTTGTTGTTTTACCTTCTGACACGGGGTCAATAGAAGCGTAATACTGTCCAAATGTTGGATCCTTTATAGGTCTTTCCCATACAACAAGCACACCAGTTTTGTCTTCTGTTTTCTTAGTTATTGGAAATTCTTTAATTGGTTGTTTGTCTGTTGCTTTTACAGCTACCTTTCCATTCTCATCCGTGGAAATATCTAAGTATTCATAAGCATATTCTTTTTCCTCAATTCTTCTTTGTTGTGCAGCAACTAGGTGTGGAGGAAATATAGATACTGTTCTATGTGCAAAGGCTTCTTGAATGTTTCTTGGGTGCTGAGAAATACGTAACTGATAGTCTTCAGGAGAAAGTTCTTTCTTCCATTGCTCAAACTGTCTATCAAGGGCTTCTAATGCTTCTTCTACAAGTGAATTACCATACTCATCAATGTAAGGTGGCATAGACCATTGCTCAGGAATAAACAAACCTGACAAACCTACTGTTCCTTTGTTATCTATAAGATTAGTTTCTACAGCATAAATATCTTTAGAAAGAGGATTAAGAATCATTTCTCTTAATGGATTACATTGGGATAAATCACCCACAGATCCTGCTGCGATAAACATCCCTGTAGTAACCATACCTGAGCGCATGGCCGGGCGCATGTACTCATATGTCTGATCCATCTTAGGTGCAATTCCTGCTTCCTCATGGAAAAAGAATTTTACTGGACCCCCTACACCATTTGTTGGATCTTTCTCAAATGACATACCTTGTATGGTACCTTTGAGACCAACTTCTGTTTTTCTATCTCCTTTTCTTACTTCAATCTTCTGTTGCCACATCATCACCTTATCTGGAGACATAGGTCTATACCATGCTGTATGCTCATTTAAGAAGGCTGCGTATTCTTGTAAAAACTTCCAGGATCCTTTCTCATTGATGTAGTCTTTAAGACTTGCACCCATCTTAAGAGTAACCCCGGCTTCAAACCACTGCTGGTTTATAAACTTACCCATATGGTAATAAGAAGATGCAATCTGACGTTTCTTTAGAATAGCAGAATGTTTATAACTTAACTCAGCTAATAATTCATAAAGAGCCATATGGTACTGAGCATCTCTAATTTTAGCAAAGTCAAACTTCTGTTGTTCCTTATCAAAGATTGGTAGAAAGTTTAACCACATGTAGTATTCTCTTGCAAGAAACCATGTATTAGAAGCATCTTTTACAATTACTCCTTTTCTACATTTTAGTTTTTGATCATCCCAATAAGATATGAAGTCTTTGGATTTGAATGGTGCTGTGCAATATACTCCAGTATCTCTAAATCTTCTTGACTCAGATATAAATATCTGATTAGTTGTACTGTTGAATCCGTAACTACCGGGTTCTTTGAAAAGCCCAAATATGAAGTTACTGTAGTCCTCTCTGGATTCAAAGCTAGTTGTTGTCCATGTTCCATTGTCATAGGTTGGTATGTCTTGATAAATCTCACTCATAATTAACTGTCATAAGCTAATCCTTGTCCACCTCTAACTTTGCTTGATTGTTCATCTTGAAGATCTTTGTAGACTCCTTTAAATGAAGCTCTAATTTGATCAAAGTTTTTAGCTGCAGCCACTAATGAATTAATGTTACCATCTCTTCCGGCTGTAATCTGTGTAGTCTCCATATATCTAGCTAATCTATCTAACATAGATGCCATACCTTTGTATGCCCTAGATGTAGGAGTCTCATACATTCTCTGGCAGAATAAAAGAGCTGTATGTATATCATCATCCTCTGTAGAGAATTCTGCTTGTATTTCTTTTAAGATAATATGTTCTTTGTCTACTTCTGGAGTATGAAAAAAAGGATTCATATCTGGATTAGGACATGTCATGTAGAACAAGTAAAGATATATTTTAAGATGGTCCTCTGGATAGTTATCCATTACATCTTTAAGTGCTTTTAGTGTATAACAATGTTCAGTAGGAATTACTTTACCATTCTGAACATCAAACAGTCTTACAATCATGTAAATGGATTTTCAGTTTTTGGTTTTGATTTTACACCTAATATATTTTTTAAACCATCTATAAAACCTGTAGCTAAATAATGTTGATAATACAATAGACTATCATTTCTACAGACAATAAATCCAGTTGGTAAATATACATCTGGATTTTTAGGATCTTCAAAACTCTTAGATTTATTCTTTAAAGGCTTAAGATAACATAATAACTTACCTTTGTATCTAAATAATATAGTTCCTTTATAAGCTAATATCTTATTACGGCCTGGATAATTAGGATTGACTTCTCTTATTTCATAAAATATCATAACTACTTCTTTTTAATAATGTACGGATTATCCTTGAGATAATTAATAACTGAGATAACCTCATCATAAAGATAAGGTATTGGCATTGGTATTACCTCTAATACTTTTGGTTCTCCATTGACATCTAATTTAGCAATAGGATAACCATACTGATCTTCTCCTGCTGTTTCAAATGTAATATGATGAATAAATATTTTTCCTGGTTGAAGTTTAGGATTATGCTTTAAGATAATATACATGTAAATGCTTAACTGTAAAGCATAGTGGTTAAAGTTACAATCATCTAAATGGTCTATTGGAGTAAGCATCTTTTCAGACATTCCTTCCCAGTTTTTAAATGATTCAGTTTTAATCTCCTTATTAGTCTTGTAGTCAATGATGTTAACTCTACCATTGACTACTTCAACTAAATCTGATTGGCCACATAAGCCTGCTGACTTAAGATAGACCATGTGTTCTGGATATACTCCAGGTTCTAATTTTTGTGAGGGAGCAATTTTTAAACCATTGGCTTCTTCATACGGTTTAAATATAGGCACTGTTACACCTTCTCTTTCAATAGATGCAAATGAACATAAATCAGCTTCTCTTTGATTATGATAGAATGTACCTAATGTAGTTGCACGGTTAGCCTCATTGTCCCAAATCTGAACAATAATTTTAGGGTCAATACCATACCATTTAGATCTTTTATTCTTACTAACTCTTTCTGCTACTTTCTTAGCATCAAAAGGTTTCTTAAGACTAGATATAAGAGTTGTTACACTAGTCCATTTGATCTGATCATTTGGATCTACACTAACATAACTGTGGTCATCTGCATTAAATACTATGCTCATAATTGTTCTAGTTTATCTTCTTCTTCTTCTGTAGCAATAGCATCCCATTTACCAAGAGGACATTCTGATGAAAGAGATCTGGTCTTAAATTGAAGAGAGCACCCACATTCAGCACAACAAGGTTGTGTACCTTTTACAGCACATTGTTTCCCTTTATTATCTATGTGTTCACATTCATCACAGATATCATATCTCATTCTTGCAATATCTTCTACCAGCTCATCTCTAATGATTGAGTTTTTTACTCCTTCTAGGATTCCTTTTCTATTCTCCCAGATTGCTTTCAGTACTGCCTTCATTATTTTTTGATTTTAAAAATTCTATCTTTCTCTCAAATTCTTTATCAATCTTAGATTTTAAGGAAATTAGAAAAATATGTTTTTCTTCCATTGCTTTCTTATTATAATAAGCTTTAAATGTAGAAGTGTCATGATTTTCTAATCTCTGACTAATTTGATCAATTGCTTTATTAACTACACCATGTCTTGCAACAAAATGCCCTAACCCATCAATATTAATTCTTGGATAAGATAGGTTAGTTAATAAACCTCTTACATCTTTATAATAAAACTCAACTAAGGACTCAACTAAATCTTGTTCAACATTTAACTCTTCTGATACTTGTCTATATAATTGACTAGATTTTTTTGGCTTCATTCTCCTAAAAATTTATAATCCAATAGAATTGTACCATCAGTAATAATTTTTAAATCTGGATTTAATGCAATTTGTTTTTTATTATCTGAGTCCTTAATCACTAAATTATTTTTTTCTGCTTTATTGATACAGTTCCGTACAGTTTGTGAAGATTTAAAAATCCAATCTTCTTCTGCAGAAGCATCTTGACAAAAATGTGTAAGTTCAATAGGTTGATTAAAGCTAAGTAAAGTCAAGCAGTTAAGATCAGAATCACTCATGGTAATTTTATTTACATAACAATGCGTCAAAATTTGGAACTTGACAATGTCCCATTTTGGCATTTTTACGCGTTTCTGTACTTGATTTACTAAAGCCATGATTAATTAGTTCTAAGCTTTCTT